GCCCGCTTCTTCTACTGCGCCAAGGCAAGCAAAGCGGATAGGGATGCGGGGTTGGATGGGTTCCCCACTAAGACGGCAGCAGAACTGACTGGAAGAAAAGAAAATAGTAGAGGTCTATCAGGCAGTGAAATTCATGGTAATTCAACTAATCCATTTGCAAATGGTGGCAGTGTTGAACCTCGCGCCAACCATCACCCAACCGTTAAGCCTACCGACCTCATGCGCTACCTCTGCCGCATCGTAACCCCGCCCAACGGAATCGTACTTGACCCCTTCAACGGGTCAGGCTCCACGGGATGCGCTGCGGTTTTGGAGGGCTTTCAATACATCGGGATTGAACGGGAGGCGGAGTACATCGCTATATCCGAGAAACGCATTCAGGAACGCTCTAAACAAGTGCAGGAGCAACACAAGCAATTAACCCTTCTATGACCCAAGCCGAATACTTACTTGCGGTTAAGCACCGCCACTACTGGGAGCAGTACCAAGCCGCCTTGTTTATGCGGCTGACCCCCGAAGCGGTTCATGACTTGCAGACCATCCTTGTGGCTCACGGCAGACCAAATACGAATTGGTGGTGCGCTGACTGCGTAAAATCGGCGCTCTCCTACATTTACGAACAGGCAGACCAATTCGCCGAAGCAAATCAGCATACCATTACCCATGCCCTTACCAACACCCCAACCGAATGAAACCAGCGACCAGTTCCTCGGTCGTTGCATGACCAACGCCGCAACCAATGTAGAGTTCCCTGATGTCCAGCAACGGCTCGCAGTATGCGGCAACATCTACGCCAACCACAAGCGTCAGGCTTTCGAATCCTATGCCGACTACGGCGAAGGCGTCCGCAATAACGCCAAGCGGGGGATTGAACTTAACGAGCGTAACGGCAACAAGTGTGCTACCCAAACAGGCAAGGTCAGGGCGCAGCAACTCGCCAATGGTGACGCAATTTCCCTTGAAACTATCAAGCGGATGCACTCCTACCTTAGCCGTGCAGAAACCTACTACGACAACGCTGACAGTACCAGCGACTGCGGATACATCAGTTACCTGCTTTGGGGCGGCAAAGCGGCCCTTGGATGGAGCAGGAATAAACTACGGGAACTTGGCGAACTCGACGAAGGTTGACCCCGAAGCGCAGGTACAAGCCCGCATGGATTCGCTGATGATGGTCATCACCACCCTCTGCGACTGCATTGGTGCGGTGGATGAATCCAACTCGCCCAACGCCTTTGCGGTCAAGATGAAGATTGTGGACAAGATTGATTCGCTGATTGATAAAATAGAATACTGATGGCAGGCCGACCGCCAATATGGAAGACCCCCGAAGAACTGTGGGAGGCATTCGAAAAGTACAGGGCCGAAAACAAGGCCAACCCATACCGAGTGCAGGACTATGTCGGAAAGGATGGGGTCATGGTTTACAGGGATAAGGAGCGGCCTATCACCTTTCGGGGCTTTGAAGGATGGCTTGCGGAGAACGGGGTCTGCTTTGACCTTTCGGACTATCGGAAGGGAACTTCCGAGATGCACAAGGAATTTTCCCCAATCATTACACGCATACGGGCCACCTGCGACAAGGATATGCTGGAGGGTGCAAGTTCGGGCGTTTACTCGGCCAACATCGCCTCCCGCCTGCTTGGGTTGGTGGACAAGCAAGAGAATACCGTCACGATAGAGCAGCCGCTTTTCGGCGATGGAGTTTAAGTACACGACCGCCATCAAGAAGATTCGGGCGATGACCGCTCGGAAGAAAGTCATTCAAGGCGGCACAAGTGCATCCAAGACCTTCGGCATCCTTGCGGTCCTGATTGACCATGCCGCTCGCCATCCCAAGTCCGAGATTTCGGTAGTGTCCGAATCCGTGCCTCACCTACGACGGGGGGCGATTAAGGACTTTGCCAAGATTATGCAATGGACGCACCGATGGGTTGCAGACCGTTGGAACAAGACCCTGTTGCAGTACAATTTCGCCAACGGCTCAACGATTGAGTTCTTTTCGGCTGATTCGGAAGCCCGCCTCCGAGGGGCAAGGCGGCAAATCCTCTACATCAACGAGGCGAATAACATCGACTTTGATTCATACTACCAACTTGCCATCCGTACATCGCAGGAGATATACATTGACTTCAACCCAACGCATGAGTTTTGGGCGCATACGGAAGTCCTTCCCGAAACGGATGCAGAGTTTCTGATTCTTACCTACCAAGACAACGAAGCCCTGCCTGATACGATTCGCAACGACATTGAACTGAACCGCACCAAAGCCGAAACGAGTGCCTATTGGGCGAATTGGTGGAAGGTGTACGGATTGGGGCAGGTAGGAACGCTACAGGGTGCGATATACGGCGATTACACGGTTGTCGAGGGTATCGACCCATCCACAATGAAATTCGTTGCCTACGGCCTTGACTGGGGGTTCAGCAACGACCCTACGGCCTTGGTCGCCGTGTACCGCAGAGGCGATGACCTCTTCATCCACGAACTGCTCTACCATCGAGGGCTGACCAACTCGGATATCGCCACAAGGCTGAAGGAGTTTGGCATCACCCGTGCTTGGGAGATTGTCGCCGATTCCGCAGAACCCAAGAGCATCGAGGAAATCTACCGCTTGGGGTTCAACATCAAGCCCGCAAGCAAAGGCCCTGATAGCGTTAGGCAGGGGATTGACATTGTGAAGCGATTCAACCTGCACGTCACAAAGGATTCCACGAACCTCATCAAGGAACTCCGCTCGTACACATGGGCCACGGATAAGGATGGCAAGGACACGGGAGTGCCGATTGATTCGTACAACCACGCCTGCGATGCCCTGCGCTATGTGGCCCTCAACAAATTAGCGGTCAGTAACTCGGGCAAGTACTTGGTGGTGTAACTTTACCGCCATGAACCTCGAATCCTTCCTTGATTTGCTTTTGATTTTTGGCAGATTCGTCCTGCTATTGGTCTTGTTATTTGCAATCGCTTCCCTATGAAACTCATCCACTACTACCACATCTACTGCGGAGGCGGCGGCCAATGGCAACTCATCATGAACCAGCACATGATGGCTCTGTGCAATTACGGACTGATAGAACGGTTGGATGAGATTCGGGTGGGCATCGTTGGTCCACCAGAGCAGCGCAAAGCAGTCAAGGAAATACTTGACAATTCGCTTATCAAAGACAAGGTAAAGGTTGTCGTTACCCGCACCAACGCTTGGGAGCAGGCCACGCTGACCGAGATGTACAAGGCAAGCCAAAACGAGGATGCGGCGTACCTGTACGCTCACACCAAGGGCAGCAGCGACCCATCACTCATCAACCAACTGTGGTGCAGGTCCATGATTTTCTTCAACGTGGTCGCTTGGGAGCGATGCCTTGCAGAACTGGAGAAGGTCGATTGCGTGGGTGCGTACTGGCTCACCAAGGAAGAGTTCCCGCAAATCGCTGACCACAACAACCCCGACGGATACCCTTACTTCGCTGGCACGTTTTGGTGGGCCAAGTCCTCCCACATCCGGGAACTCGGAGAACCCGTGCGTGAACACCGCTGGCAGGCAGAGCATTGGATAGGGAAGCGAGAAGGCATGACCGTGTACAACTCCTGCAAGGGATGGCCTGCGCCTGATAAATTTGTCATAACCTTTTGACCATGCAAGACAAAGAACTGATTGACATCCTCAACGAGTTAGACCTAAATGGTGCTGACTACGCTGGAGGCACGGACAAGGCCAACGGTCACAACTACACCAGTACCTACGCTCGGTTTCTGCAAGAGATGCGGACCGACCCCATAAACTTTGTGGAGATAGGCGTTTGGCACGGCGGGTCGATGGCCATGTGGTGCAAGTATCTACCCAAGGCCAAGTTCCTGTTCTTTGACATTGCCAACCAAGTCAAGCCAAAAGCCGACCAGCACATTGACTGGAATCGTTCGCACCTCCACATCGCATCGGCCTACACTCCTGAAGCCGTGCAATACGCCAAGGATTACTTCAAGAACGGTATTGACTTCCTCTTGGATGATGGCC